GTAAACATAGGTGTAATACTTTCCTGGAATTGGAAAATCTCTTTGAGTATCACTTGCTATTGATAGAATTTCATCCATTAGTTCTTCGGCAGTTTCATTTCCAAACAAGGATTCTTTAAATTTTAAAAATCTATTTCCTGGTATTTTAAGGCGCTTTGGATCTTCATTTCTATAATCTCTATCATTTTTAATTAAACTGATTAATTGAGTTTTACTTAATCTTTGATATCCACTAAGTCTACCTTGACCAGTTGCTGTTGTATAGTATACTCTATAGTTTTCTGCAATTTGAACTAGTTCTTCTTTAGTATAATCTTCTAATCTTTTTTCGTATCCAGTAAGTTCCATTACTTTATACCTAATTCGTGTTCTGTAATGACTTTAAATTCATATCCACGATCAGCACACCATTCTCTTGCCGCTTCCCACTTTGATTGATTTTTAGCGTATTCATAAACCTCAGCAATGTATTTTTTTGTCTGTCTTTTAGGTTTAGGTGGTGGTATTGTTTGCTTTGAAGGTTTAATTTCAATCATATATTTTTTGATACTTCCATCAGATTCTTTGACTTTGATGAGAAAATCAGGGAAGTATCTATGAATTTTTCCGTCCACTGGAGATCGATAGGGGATTGCTTTTTCTTCACTTTGCCATTCAATTATTTTTTCATTTAAATCACAATAGACACAAAACTTTCTTTCCCATAAAGATCTGTATATAATATTTGTGGAGTCACCATTATATTTTTCTGGAAAAGATGGTTGATATTTTCCTTTATATGACATCTAAATACTTAATAATAACGCTCGTATAAGGTATTTAGAGTGGCATTTCCCCGCAGAATATCTGATATTCGCCCACTATTTACAAATCTTGCCCAAACTTCACATTATGAAGTTAAGTTTGGGGGACTTCCAAATGAGTTGGTATATTATCTAAGAAGAAGAGGAATATCTTCAAGATTTATTGCTGAAGATGCTGGATTACTATGTTTTAATGCTGTTCTCCCAACCACGCAAATTGCAACAGTAAATATTGATAATAATTACATTGGTATTACCGAAACCTTTGCTCATCGTAGACAATATCAAGATATAAGTTTTGAATTTTATGTTGATAACAATTATAATACTTTGAAGTTCTTAGAGCATTGGATGGAGTTTATTGCTAGTGGAGCATCTGATCCAATTGATGGAATTAATTCTCCAATTAATAGTAATGTTGATGAAGGGTATTTCATTCGTATGCAATACCCAAAATACTACAAATCAAATAGAACTAAAATTGTAAAATTTGATAGAGACTATCGAAGAGAATTGGAGTATACTTTCATCGGTTTATACCCATACAATATTGCATCAATACCTGTTTCTTATGGTCAATCTGACATTATGAAAATACAGGCAACATTTAAAATTGATCGTTATGTAGTTGGTAAATCTTATAGTTTCGATTATATTTTAGATAGAGATAATGATAAACTTCCTAATCAACCAAGACCACAACCAACTACACAACCAAAACCAAGATTAGTTCCAAGATCGCCAGGATCCATCCCTTCAAATGGTGTAGAATTATTTCCAGCAGGGCAAACCTTAGCAGAGTCTCTCTACGGACCTCAAAATAACAGATAAATAACTTTATCTCATTTTTAAGTGAAAAATGCCATTACCAAGTATTGCGACTCCTTCATACACTTTAGAAATTCCATCTCTCAAAAAAGAAATTAAATATCGCCCTTTTCTTGTAAAAGAAGAAAAAGTTTTAATTATTGCTATGGAAAGTGAAGATCCTAAGCAAATTGCTAATGCTGTCAAAACTGTAATTAATAATTGCATTCTTACTAAAGGAATCAAAGTAGAGCAATTAGCAACATTTGATATTGAGTATTTGTTCTTAAATATTCGTGGAAAATCGGTTGGAGAAACTGTTGATATATTGATTACTTGTCCAGATGATGAAGTAACTCAAGTTCCAATTAGCATTAATCTTGACGATATTCAAGTTGAATTTAGAAAAGATCATTCTAGAGACATTAAACTTGACGATAATCTTACTTTAAGAATGAGATATCCGTCAATGAATGAATTTATTAAAGCTAATTTTGGAAATCAATTTAATTTGAGTGTTAATGATACATTTGATTTGATTATTTCATGTATGGAGCAAGTATATAATGAAGAGGAATCTTGGACTGCATCAGATTGTACTCAAAAAGAACTAACAGAGTTTATTGAGCAGTTGAGTTCGAAGCAGTTTAAAGAGGTTGAAAATTTCTTTACAACAATGCCCAAACTTTCTCATACACTTAAAATTAAAAATCCAAACACCGAAGTAGAAAGTGAAGTAGTGTTGGAGGGATTGTCAAGTTTTTTCGCCTAGGGATGGCTCATGAAAGTCTTGAGTCATATTACAGGACAAATTTTTCTCTGGTTCAGCATCATAAATATTCATTGACGGAAATAGAAAATATGATACCTTGGGAACGGGAGATTTATATTTCTCTTCTCAAACAATACATTGAAGAAGAAAACCTAAAAAATAGTACAAATGGATGAATTAGACTCTGAAAAAGTTGGAAGAACTGGTGTTGATCCATCTACAGGGTCTATTTTGTCGCAGGAAGTAAGAAATGCACTGCTAAAAAAATCTACAATCGATGCGTCTGTTTTTCAAAATAGATTATTAGCGGTAGAAAATAAAAGAAAAGAAGACGAAGAACAATCTGTTAGGTTATCTCAAGGGCAGGAGCAAGCTTTTTTAGGATTTAATTCTTCTCTTCAGGGATTAAGGGTAGATATTGCAAAATTAGGAACAGGACTTTCTACTATCGCTCTTCTTCTTCAGCAAGATGCTGTTGAAGATCAAACTCAAATTAGACAAGATCAAGAAAAGCAAAGACTTTTAACTGAAAGACAAGTAAGAGTTGGAAGAGAAAGTGAAATAGAGCAAAAAATACAAAATGCAATCGCTGAACCTGTTCAAAGATTAGTACCACAAGTAAATGACATCTTTGGAAAAATAGGTACTGCTCTTGGAATTTTATTTGGTGGATGGTTAACAAATCAAGTTGTTCAGGCAATAAAAGCATCTGAAGAAGGAAATACAAAATTATTCAATGATGTTAAGTTTAATATTATCAAAAATTTAGGAATTGTTGGTGGAGGATTACTTGCAATTCGTGCAGGATTTGCATTGATTAAAAGGACGATAGGTGGAATTGCTTCTGGTCTGACAAAATTATTAATTGCAAAACCACTTGCAATTGCTGCTGCATTGATTCCTGGTCTTGGTGGTGGTAAAACTCCTCCAAAACCAGGAGCAACTCCTCCTAGAAGTGGTGGGGGAGGAATTGGTGGTAAAATAGGTAGATTCATTACTTTTTTAAGTGGATTAATGAATCTTAAAAATAAAGAGTATGTTGATGCAACATTATCTGCTCTTAGTCTTGCTGCTAGGGCGCCAGGGGCACTTGGAGCAATTGGAAAGATTGCTGGTATTGCTTTTACTGCTGATGAAATTGCTGAAGCATTTGGTAAAAATATTTTTGGAAATTCTGAAAAAGATAATTTAATTAATGAAATTGCTCAAAAATTTAAAAATAAACCAGAATCTAAACCAGTTAGTTCTAAAGTAAATTTAAATATAACCACAACAAATAAACCAACAGACACTCAACCACAAGTCACTAAACCGGAAGTTGTTCCTCAAGAAACAATGATGGGAACACAACCGCCAAGTCCAGATATGACTAAAAAATTCGAAATGGCTTGGCAGTATCGAAACAATCCCATGGCAAGAGGGAGAATTGAGGATGACTGGAATAAGATGAATCCAGAGCAACAGCAACAAGCAAAAACTTGGGCACAATCTAAAGGATATGATTGGAATGAAATGAGATTAAAAGATGCTGTTGATATGAGTGATTTAAAACAACAACCATCCAAAACCGAAGAAGCAAAAATAACCTCTGCACAAGTATCGATACCACCTAAAGCACCACAGCAAGTGGGACAATTACCAGAACCAAAACCATCTTTGATGATGATCAAGACATCAAATAATGCACCACAACAACAAAATGCACCGTTAACAAATGGTGCATTGACTGATGTTCCTTTGATTAATTCTGCGAATCCTGATAATTTTTATGTATTATATTCACAACTTAACTATAATGTGGTGATATAATATGTCAATAATACTAGAGTCTCTTAAAAAATCATCCATTAATATTGGTAATATTTCTAACTCTTTAAATGAGACTAAAAAAACTACTTCTGCAGTAAATAATTCTGTAGAAAATATTTCAAGAATTGTTGGGACAAATACTAGAGTTAAAAGAGAATTATTTTCCAGATCTAAAGTTTTAGATTACAGAAGAGAAGAAGCATCTAAAAGGCAAGAATTTGAAGATCGGATTGAATCATCTAGAGTGTCTTCGTCTCCTCAAAGAGGTCTTGCATTTTCTTCAAGAAGTGATAAAGGTCCTTTAGGGAGAATATTGGGATTTTTGGGGTTTGTTACTGCCGGATGGATTGTAGAAAATCTTCCTACATGGATTTTCATGGGAAAAGAGTTTGTTTCTAGGATTCAAACATTTGGAAGATCTATGTATACGATGGTTGCAAATATGCAATCAATATTAGATTCTTTTGGAGAATCTTTAAGGTATTCATTTGATGCTATTATTCGTTTAGATTTTGATGAATTTGCCAGTGAAGGTAGTGTTGCAAGATCATTTGATGAATTAAATTCTGCAGTTCAAGATTTGGGTGATGACCTTACAGAAACTTTTAGACTTTTTACTACACCACTTAATGAATCAGTAACAACTAAAGAAAAGGCACCCGAACTTGATGAGAAACGACCAGATACAATGTTTCCAGGAATTACTCAAGAAGGTGCTCCAAGTAAAGTAACTGGAATTACAAAACAAGCACTTGATATTATTTCAAAATATGAATCTCCTGGTGCTGAATATAATGCTATGAATCAGGGAACAGATGCTCGTGGAAATATTCTTGGTAGTGGAGATTCAAAAACAATAATTAAAAAAGCACTTACAAGTATGACAATTGGTGAAATAATTGACAGGCAAAATGAGAAAAAATATCCAAGAAACGCAAATCCAGATTTAGGAATTCATGCTGCAGGAAGATATCAAATTATAGGAAATACGCTTCCAGAAGCTATGCGTGGTTCTGGATTAAAACCAACTGATATGTTTAGTCCAGAAAATCAAGATAAAATGGGAATTTATCTTTTAAAAACTGGTGGTCCTGGTAAATGGGAAGGTTTAAAAAAAGCAACATCTGCTGAAAAAGCGATTGTACAACAAGCAAGAAAAGAACCAGTTACTTATTCACCATCATCAACTTCTCAACCACAAATACGACAAGTTCCTGTAGGAAATATAAATCCAAGAATTGGAGATAGACTTGGTGCTGGAAGAGGTCATGGAGGTGTTGATTTGCAAGTTGCAATGGGTACTCCACTACGAGCAATTAGTGATGGACAAATTGTAGATTCGGATTATGAAAAAGGATGGGGAAACTTTTTAGTAATGAAAGATAATCTTGGAATTTATCATTTGTATGGGCATATGCAGTCTGGGTATAAGAAAGGAGGATCAGTTAAAAAAGGTGAAGTTATAGGAAAAGTAGGAATGACTGGAAGAACCACAGGGCCTCATCTTCATTGGGAAGCAGGAACTGGATGGAATAAGAGTCAAATAACAGGAAGATTTGATGCTCTTAACAAGTAT